ACTTCTAGAGCAAAACTTCCAATATAAGGGATTTAAAAATTTTATTTGTAATTATGATTAGTATATGAAAGTGACACCTTTTGAAACATACCAATCTTATCTCTCTATGAAGAGTCATTTTACTAATCCTAAATATGACTTTTTTAAGTATGGAGGAAAATCACGTGCTACAATATCTTCTTTTAATAAACGAAAAGATAAGTATTGGTTTGAAAAAACTTCTAGAAAATATTCAGATCAAGAAATATTAAATTTTTTATTATCGAATTTTGTATCTACTGATAACCCACAAAACTTATGGATTGGAGAAATTATCAATTCTGGAGAAAGGATATACGCAGATTGGATGAAAAGGAAACAGAGTTTGACATACTTGTTCAAGGAACAATCAAAACAATTATTTTGCGAAAACAAATTAGAAGAGGTTTTCAATTGCTCGAAAGGACATCCTTTAATTCTAAAAAGATATCTGGGTGGAGAAATTTCACTAGAAACATTTATAATACTGGAAAAAATTTTTTCCTTTCAAAGTAAATTTGATAAAAAATTACAAGATCCTGTATGGGAACTTGTTAGTTTAAAGATTAAAAAATACTTACCTTTTTTAAGTATTGATGTATTTCATTATAAAAAGATATTAAGAGATATAATTAACGAATGATTTGATATTGCTATTTTTGATTATATGTGCTATAATAAATACTGTGGAAATATCCACAAATTCAATTTATCCCCCGAAATCTAAATGTCTTTCGCTAATCTTAAAAAACAATCTAAATTAGGATCTCTTACCGAAAAATTGGTAAAAGAAGTCGAAAAAATGAATAATTCTAATGGTAGTGCTGATGAACGTTTATGGAAGTTAGAAGTAGATAAAAGTGGTAATGGTTATGCTGTTATTAGATTTTTACCTGCTCCTGATGGTGAAGATCTACCTTTTGTAAAATTGTATTCTCATGCTTTTCAAGGACCTGGTGGTTGGTATATTGAGAATTCTTTGACTACTCTTGGACAGAAAGATCCAGTATCTGAATATAATACGTTATTATGGAATAATGGTACTGATTCTGGTAAAGAATTGGCACGTAAGCAAAAGCGTAAATTAACTTATATTTCTAATATCTATGTTGTAAAAGATCCTACTAATCCTGAAAATGAAGGAAAGGTATTTCTTTATAAGTATGGTAAAAAAATCTTTGATAAGATTACTGAAGCAATGAATCCAGAATTTGAGGATGAGGAAGCAATTGATCCATTCGATTTTTGGCAAGGTTCTAATTTCAAATTGAAAGCAAAGAATGTTGCTGGTTATCGTAATTATGATTCTTCTGAATTTGCACGACCTTCCGCTTCATTATTAGATGATGATGATGCTATGGAAGCAATCTGGAATAAGGAATATTCCCTTCAAGGATTTGTTACTTCTGATCAGTTTAAAACTTATGAAGAATTGAAGACTCGTTTAAATTATGTTCTTGGTACTAAAAGTGCTCTTCCTAGGCACGATCAAGAAACGTTTGAAGAAGAGCAATCATTTATGAATGATAATCAAAGTAAAACTTCAGATGTTACTTCATCAAATGAAGATGATGATACTTTAAGTTATTTTGCTAAACTAGCAGAAGAATAATCTTATGGGAGGGAAACCTCCCCTTTTTTTATGGAGTAGTATTATATGTATTTTCAGTTATGATAGTTTTTCGATCAATATATTGAGAAGATTTATCATAGAATAATTTAGTTCTCATATCTTTTAATACTTGTTGTAGATATTCTGGTTTTAATAAGTAAATAAGAGATTTTTTATTATTTAATTCTGTTTCATATTCAAAATTACTAACCCCTCTTACAGGAGTTAAAAATGCACCAAAAGTATCTGGATTAGGAATTTTAAAATTACTATCAACTTCTAATCCAGATTGTAAAATTAATCTTTTTTTAGAATCTTTAATTTCTTTAGTTTCATAATGATGAATATCATTTATATTTGTACCATAAACTCTATTACAATAATCATATAATTCTTTATTTGACAAAGGCCAATCTTCTCTTATATTAGTTATACCAGAACTTGTAATTACAACCCAATCATAAGCACTACTTCCATAAACTTCTTCTGCTATTAAGTCTGGTCTCACACCATCAATAATTTCATATTTGTTAAATAGGGTGAAAACATTTTGAAGATCATCTCTTATTTTTGCTCTTCTAAAAATATTCTTTATAAGAATATAATCTTGAGATGATTGTTTATCTGATAAGAAGGATTGGTATCTTATATTTGGTAGTTCTCTAAAATAAGTCATTAATACCCTACTCCACTAATGCCTTTATCTTCATCATAGTCTTCAGAGTATATTGGAGATAGTTCCATAAATGATAAATCCAAAATCATATGTAATGGTGTTGCATCATGATATGCTGAATATTGTCCAGATCCAGCATAATTAACATGCATATTAGTTAAAGCACATATTTTGAATTTATTTAAAAATGGATGTTCTTCAGCACCTTGCATATACTGTATCTTAAATACATTTGGACTTTTAACAAAAAATCCACCAGTACTTGTTTTACGTGGAAGCATTTCTGTTTTGAATTTTCTTATAATTTTTTTAATACTTTGACCTTCAGGATTATTTCTTGGCATTAAATCAAATGAAAAACTAAATGGACCTCTTAGTTGGACTCCATTAAATAATAATTCAACGTTTGGATTTACAATTTGACCAGTTGCTCTAGAAACTAGAGAGTTTATACTTACACCTTGACCACCAGCTAAAGAGTTTATACTTAAAGCCATTGCAGCGGTTTTAAAACTTTCTCTTCCAGTTTCATTTTCAATTGACTCGGTAAAGCTATCGAATACTGAAGTTGCTGTTTTAGATGCACTTTTATCTGGAGATACAGCAGCATCTGCAATATTAATACCTGCAGCCATAAGTGCATTTATTTCACTTTCTCCCCAACTTGTACCTAGACTATCTGATATTGCTTTTGGTATTGGTAATATTATACTTCCTAATGGTATTGATGTTCCGCTTTTAAGAGCATCTTCAATAGTTGTATCAGTATTTGGTAAAGTGAACCCTACTGGTGACTCATCAATACCAGCAAATCCAGGTGCTTTATATTCTAATATAGTAAATTTTATGTAGTCATCAATTCTACCTATAGGTCTTTCAGGATATCTTAAAAGAAGTTCGTCGTCATTACTAGGTGTGGAGGTTGGTTTTTGCGCTACTGTCATTTATCTTTTTACCTATTTATGATGAATTTTGCATAATTTATTCCTCTTAGGGTAATAAATTCCAAAGAATTCATTTCATAAAATCCATCTTGTACTTCAGGAAAGTTATATTGTCTTAATGGACTTTGACCACCTCTTAATTGCCAGTGATAATTGAATCCAATAAATGCAAGTCCAGTTCCATCTGGTCCAGATGATATAATTAATGGATAAAGATCGAATAATAGTTTTGGTGTTTTTGCATTGTATATGTATGTATAATACTTACCCATTTTTGGATAATCAACTTTAGTGTCACTAAGAGCATTTATTATGCGATTCATTAATTCTTCTGCGGATTCAGTTCCAATTAAATCTCTTTTAATTGGAATAATTCTATTATCATTTTGACCTGTTATGTCTTCAAATTTTCTATCAGGATTTGCTCTTTGATAATCAACATCATATTTGATTTCATTAATTAGTTGAGTTTTATTTAATCTACTATAGTTTGTACTTGTTGATCCAGTAGAAGTTTTGAATGTAATAAAATAAGTGGAAGCAATTTGCCTTAATTCATTATTTGTATATTCTTCTAAATTATCTTTTTCGTAACCTGTAAGTGCCATTAATTAATACCTAATTCGTCTTCTGTAATAATTTTAAATTTCCATCTACGATCATCACAGTATTCTTCAGCAACTTTCCATTTTACTTGATTTCTTGCCCATTCTGTTACTTCAAAAATATAACCTTTTGTTTTTTTTCTCTGAACTTTTGGTTCAATAGTTTGTTTTTTAGGTTTAACTTCTATAATATATTTTTGAACACTTCCATTATTCTCACGAATTTTGATATAAAAATCTGGAAAATATCTATGGATTTTACCATCTAATGGAGAACGATATGGAAGAGAAATTTCCTCACTTCCCCATTCTAAAATATTTTTATTTTTGTCACAATAGTTCATAAATCGTCTTTCCCATAATGAACGATAAATGATATTTGTGGGGTTTCCTTTATATTTTTTGGGGTATGATGGTTGATATCTTCCTTTATA